CTCCTGGTTTCGATTACCGGATTCACCCTCCCTATTCACTCCGTTCTTCTGGGTGCGATAAACCAACCCATTGGTTATTACAGGACTGTTTTTTATATTCCTACCGTACAGGTTACGTTGCTTCCGCGGGGCGTCGGAGGTTATCCGGCGACAATTATGAACGGAAATTTTTTGGTTGCGACCCAAACTCCTATCGGAATATGGACTTCCATTCCAACATCCCCAACGCCCACATGCACTTGCAACGTAGCTTTGACCCCCATCTGCGCGAATCAAACCTATGCCTACAATTACATTTTAGATCCTTCGATGGAAGCCGTTACCGTTTTGGGGCATTCAGGAAATGCGGTTACGATTGCAAGAGCCACGGGTAAGAATGCGAGGACCCATCCGTTCAGAACAAATCCGGTTTTGGTTGTTCCTGTGGGAGCTTTAACCTACCTTCCGACATATACTCCCGTTGTCACGAACACTCCGATTTATATCTGGACCGTCCAAGCCAATACCAAAACATATACTCCAACAAAAACAAGAACATCCACACAGACACCTACCTTTACCCAAACCCAAACTCCGACACAGACACCTACCTTTACCCAAACCCAAACTCCGACACAGACACCTACCTTCACGACTACCTTTACCCAAACCCAAACTCCGACACAGACACCTACCTTCACGACTACCTTTACCCAAACCCAAACTCCGACTTTTACCAAGACATTCACCCAAACTCCAACTCCCACACAAACATGCAACCCGGCCATTACGCCTAAATGCTATAACCAAATAATGTAATGATTCATGTGCAATGGCTTGATAACGCGAGGTACAGCGTTATCGACCCGTCCGAAAGGAGCATAAGGGGCGTAGCTTCTCAGTTACCTTTCCGAAAACCCCGGCTTGGTTTTCGGGCTTTTCCATGATCTCATGGAAGTCCGGAAACTTGATGATGAATAAGACCATGTTTATCAGGCCGTGGTCGGGCAATGATTAGGAAAGGGCGAGTGAAGTATCCCCCTATTTTTTGGTTATCTGTTGATTTTGATTCTCAACTAACAGGAGTTTTAAATGGGAGTGATGGCTGGCATTGGAACCGGCTTTGGAGTCTTATCGCAAATATTGGGTTTGAGTTCCGCGTCACAAGCAAATAAAGACTCCGGCGCGGCCTTAAATACATTGGCCGCCCAAGAATCCGCCCTTATTACCAAACAGCAACAAGAACTCATACAAGAACAAAACCAGCCTGCTTTAATCGCCCAAAGACAGGTCCAAGAACAAGCACAACAAAACCTGAAAACGTTGAATACGCCTTCGATGAACCCGATAAACATTTCTTCCCTCGGTGGTCTTCGCGGAAAGTTAGGTTAATGTGCCGGAACCAGAGCTAGAAGAAAAAATTCCACAACCGGATGAAGATGAGCAATCAAGGGAATATTCAAGGCTTGAAACTCTCCGTAGCAGGTTAATGGTTGACAGGGCTCCGTACCTGGATACCTGGTATGAAATCCAGCAGTTTCTTGATCCACATTTGGTCATCTGGGACCCCGCCACATCTGGATTCCCGGATTTTGATGACGTAAAAATAACATCTTACCCATTCCAGGCTTTTGACGACCTTGTCGCAGGTCTTTGTACCGGAATAACCCCAGAGAACCAAGATTGGCATTTAATCGAACCGGAGGACGAGGAACTTAAAAGTGATAGGCAATGCCTGGATTGGTGCCATATCGTGAACGAAATGTTCAGGTGGACTTTCCAGAATTCAAATTTTTACCAAAGATCTCCTGTGTTTTACAGGTCGGGGTCAAGATTCTTGACCGCCGCGATGATGATCGAGGAAGACTTCAAAACCCGATGCCGGTTTACGGTTTTTCCGATAGGCTCCTACTACTGCTCAAACAACGGGGACGGGCAAGTCGATACCTTCGTTTTTGAAACAAGGTATAAACTAAGGCAGATAGTTGATTTGTTTTGTGACAAGCTTCCAAGCGGCCAACCCGATACTTCCAATCTCGACCCTATTCTTCAAACCAATTGGAAAAATCCAATGTTGCACGAAAACCCATACAACATGGTTTGGGCCGTGGAACCCAATCTTGAATATGACATGAAGAAAGCTAAATATTTTTCAAAATTTAAACGCTACAAATCGACTTATTACATACGAGATTCGGCTCAAAAAAGAATAGTTCAACAACGCGGGTTTGACGATTTTCCGGTATTTGTTTTCAGGTGGTTTACCCAACCCACGGATGCCTATGGCGTGGATGGCCCGGGGAGGAAGGCTATTGGCGACGTCAAGGAAATGTTCAGGTCAACCGGAATGTGGAACAATGCCGTTGAAAAAGTAATCGAGCCACCGATGGTTGCCCCTCCCGAAGTTGGTCAGTATCCAATGGCCACTATCCCAGGATTCCTGAATATCGCTCCCGGGGCGTCAAAAGCAAGCGAAGGATTCAGGCCTGTTTATCAAATACAGCCAGATTTGAAGGCCATCCAGGAAAAAAGGATGGAACTAAAGGCGTGTATAGAAAAAACATGTTTCGCGGATATTTTCAGGATGATCGCAAATTCGGATAAGACCCAACCCGAAACGGCAACCTATTGGATGCAGAGAATCCAGGAAAACTACAACGTCTTGGCCCCAGTGTTCGGGAACTTTGAGCACGACTGGTTGAAGCCGATGTTCCAAGCAATGTTTAATATTTTTATAAAACAAAACGCGTTCCCACCGCCTCCGCCCCAATTATCGCAAAAGGGACTGAAAATAAATTTCATTTCAAAAATTGCGGCGGCCTTAAAACTTACGGAAACCGCTAACTATGACAAGGGAATCATTGCTTGGGGCGAAATTACTAAGATTGACCCATCGGCGATGGATTTAATTGAAACTCCAGAATTGATTTCCAGGTATTTCAACTCATTGAACCTTTCAAATAAAATCATAAGGGATAAAGACAAGGTTGCTCAAATCCAAGCGGCTAGGCAAAAACAACAAGCCGCCCAACAGCAGGCCGAAGCTTTGCCGAAAATAGGAAAGGGAGCCAAGGACTTGGCCGCCGCGCATTCCGGGATCACACAATCCCAACAATCCGCTGAAGGCCAATGATGGCTGATATAAACCAAAACAAAACGAATGACGCTGAAATCGCAAAAATAAAAGATCGCGTCCTGAAGGCTTCCCTAAAAAAAGAACAAGCGGCATGGGAAGAAGTATTGGGTCGGGAATCCGGCAGGCGGGTTCTTTGGGAACTGATGAAGGAATTCGGGCTTTATAAATATTGTTTCGACCCCAACGGATCAAAGATGGGCGAGAACGTAGCCAGGCAGGGATGCGCCCAGTACATAAAAAACAGGATAGCTTTTTGGGCAGGTGGCGATTATTGGGTAAAAATGGAACAAGAGGATATGACAAGAAACACCCAGGATTTAAACGAAATAACGCGGATGAACGATGAACTGGAAAAGAAAAGAAACCCAAAAAACTAAATGATATTGATTATTAATTGAAAATGATGTTCAATTAGGAGTGCAAGGAGCTTAAAAAATGACAGAAGCAACGCCTTCGGGGGCATCCGCACCAGCCACCCCCTCAGACGAACCAAAAGCACCAGTACAACAGGGAACTGCCACGCAGGATCAGAAGGACGCGCCACCGCCCCAGGGAGAAGCAAAACCCCAGCCGGAACCGCCAAAGCCAACTGAACCTGTAAAAACGGAACCTCCGAAGCCGGAAGCTAAGGTTGAGTTTTTGTCAAAATCCGAACAGTTGAAGTTGCCCGAAAAGATAGCGGAAGCCGAAGCTGAATACCTGAAAGGAAAGTTGGAACAGTTCGCCAAAACTGCAATCGAAAACAAGATGCCTCTGGCGGAGGCACAAAAAGCTTTCGAGAACAATCTTCAATCATTCAGGGATGTCGCGGCATTCGGGGATGCCCGAATACAGGCGATGAAAAACTCATGGCTTGACCAAATCAAAGGCGACAAAATACTCGGCGGTGATAACTTAAACCGCACGAACCAACTGGCGGAAAGAGCCCTGGTAACTCTTTTCGGAAAGGACTTTTACGAAAAGGAAATGAAGGGTCTTTACCTCATCAACCATCCCGAGGCCGTCAGGGGATTGGTGAAGTTTGCGGAAGCAGCTGGCGACGCAAGTTTAAATCTAGGAGACAAACCAACGCCTCCGCCGGAGAAACCCCTTACGATTGGGGAAAGAGTTTACGGAAAAAATTACAACCCCATGGCCGTTTCTCCGAAATAAAAAAAGGAGCAGAAAATGACAACCGCCTTAGCAACAACGAATCCGACTATCGTTGACGTTGCCAAAGAGAGAGATCAGGAAGGTAAGTTACTTCCGCACATCTACGCGCTTTCCCAGGCAAACGCCTGGATAAACTGGCTTACTTGGATCGAAACCAACCAAGCCCGAAGCCACATGGCAACCATTGAAACATCGGCCCCCATGCCTTCGACCCGCATCCTAAACCGTGGCGTGTTAAGCACCTACGGCACCTGGACTCAGATCGAAGAAACAGTCTGCCAGATCAAGGACTGGATTGAAATTGACGAGGATGTCGCTAATTACGGCGGCGATCCCGAATCTTTCCGTGCCCGCCAGGCGCAGGGGCGTTTGCGCGCCATGGGCCGTAAATTTACCTACCTTTCGTATTACGGGAATCGCGGTTCAAATCCTTCCGACATCAACGGGATATTCATGCGCTTTTCGGCTATTTCTGGCGCGACTAACGCCCAAAACGTTATAAGCGCCGGGGGTACAAACAACACGAACTGCTCAATCGCGCTTGTCGGCTTTGGCCCTTTCGCTTTGACTGGAATTTTTCCAAAGGGGTCTGTAGCCGGAATGCACCACAGGGATTGGGGATTGCGCCCCAAGACGAACGCCGTTGACGTAAACGGTGGGACAAGCGGGAAGTTGGCCGTTTATCTCGATGAGTTCACCTTGGATTTCGGGATCTTCCCAGCCGACTGGCGTCACATTGTTCGGATTTGCAACATTGACGTTCCGAACCTGAACGCGCAGACCGGAGCGGATTTGACATTCCAGATGGATGAGGCGATTGCCCGTCTGCCGGAAGAAACGAATCTTGCTCCTGAGCCGGGCGTGGAATCCACGAAGCCTATCTACAAGTTCTTCATGCCCCGTACAGTCCAAAGAAATCTCCGCCACCAGATCAAATCGGTTGTTGTCCAGGGTGCCGGTCTTGCGAAGGACGGGTACGATAGGGCTTACAACCCGCAGTGGCAATTCTCTTACAGCGAAATTCCGGTCGGCATCGTTGACCAGATGTTGTTGAACGAAGCCAACATCGTTTAACCAATAAAACAAAAGGAGAAAAACAATGCCAGTTCTTGATAACGCACTTTGCATCGCCAATGGCGTAACTCTCACGAATACCACGGAAACGCTTTTGACCTATTCAGTAGATCAGCAAACGGTCAAGCGTCACATGGAAAACGGGGAGGAAGTTGGTTTTGGAGTGTTCGTGACCTCGGTTACGAATACTTCTTCCGAAACCTACAATTTCATAGTCAAAAACGGAGATACCGCCGCTTTGACTTCAAACACATCGAATGTCGCCCAAACGGGAGCAATGACGCAATCCACGGATGCGCGCATCAACCCAACTTTGGCCGGTTTTCAGAACGGTTTCTTCCTGACAATCCCTCCCAACTCTTTGATCTATGAGTATGTCGGGATGAGCATGATCGGAACCGGGACAACGAACATGACTGTTTCTGTTTACCTCATGAACGAGTCCGAGTTCTCCGCTTTACAGGTGCAACCCGCGAACTACACTCCCTAACCGGGAGCGCAACAAAGGAGGGGTCGAAAGGCCCCTCCATAATTTTTAACAGGAGGATTTTATGCTCGTTGAAGTCAAGGAATGGGGTGACCTAAGCAAGAAGGGACATCCGCGCGCTCAGATTTTCAACAGAATCGTTCATGGAGGGGATGTATTCGATATTCCCGACACGGCGGTCATACACGAGGTTGATTCGGACGTTGAAATCGACCCGAGCACAAAAAAACCTAAAAAAGAAAGATTGATCACCCACCTAAACGTCAGGGTTTCTCCAAATCCAAATGTCGATACCCAGGATATGACTGAATACGAATACAGGATGCACACGATTAAAACAACCCCAATGGGCCAAAGGTGGAGCAAGAATGACAAGGAACTAAACCTTAAATATTATTGGTACACCCCAGAGTGGATGAAACCCGCTTCAAGAAACTCCCAGCCGAACATCAACAAGGAGGATTCAATGCCTTCGAGGGACGGCAGGGATATCCCGAATGCCCCTCCTGGAAGTATAACCTCGATTGGAGTGTTTGATACCGGCCAATACGTCGGAAGATTAAACAACATGTCCAACGAGGAAGCCATTCTCAACATCAACAAGACCCATGATGCCGCGCTTCTTAACGAATGGCTTGCCGATGCAAAAAAGCAGGGCAAAGAAAGACTCGTGAATACAATTGAGGCTCAATTACAGACAGCCGGAGGGTCGTAATGGGGTTAAAAGCTTTTCTTGGATTACTTTCTACTAATATTTTTAAGAAAAAAGAAAACCAAGAAAATACATGGAAGGCCGGCCAATTTGGGGCTCACATTCCATCCGTTGATCCATCTAATTACGTCCAAACCCAACAATACAAAAAACATGAGTTTCACAAAGGAAGAGTTGGACTTCCCAGGGGGAAATAAATGCCATTGGAAAAAGGAAGTTCAAAGAAAACAATTTCCAACAATATTTCCGAACTTCGGCATTCCGGATATCCTCAAAAACAAGCAATTGCGATTGCAATGCATTCATCCGGTAAATCAAATCCCAAGCATGGGAAAATGCACCATGAGCCGGAGCATAATCATCATAAACCAGGGAAAATGTGATTGAACGCAAAGACCGAAATATCAAATTTAGCCCTTGTCCACCTCGGAGTTGGAAAGCAAATATCCGATTTGGATACGGATGAATCGAGTCAAGCGCAGTCGTTAAGAACCGTTTTTGATTATTGGATGAAAACAGTTTTGTGCGGCTATAACTGGCTGTTTGCAACTGCATACGTAAATATTGAACCCATCCAGGTTTTTCCAAACCAAGAATGGAATTTCGCATACAGGTATCCCGCTGATTGTCTTTTCCTCCGAAGATTTTGGAACGGAACGCATTTGGACGACAGAACGAATATGATTCCATTTGTTTTTGATAATGACGCTCAAGGGAAAAGAATACTAAGCAATTTCGGACCTGGAACGGCCGTGTCATCCGCAATATCAAATATGACTCCGCCTATTCCAGTTCCAACACCTCCGTCATCCTTTTTTGCAGTTTCCGCCGGAGATATAACGCCTTGCATTGAATACACCCAGGATTTCAAGGAAATCAAATACTTTCCACCGGAGTTTATTTGGGGTTTTTCTTTGATGCTTGCGGGATGGGTCGCCCCAACCATGCCGAATGTCGGAATGGTGGATCTTCGTGAAAAGAACCTTAATCTTGGGTCGATTGCCATGCAAGCGGCAATGGCTCACGACCGGATGGAAGCCAGACCTCCTTTTCAATTGATAGGGGAGTTGACTAAATCCAGGAACGGATCGAAGCTCAACATGACAACCGCAGGATGGAAATTAGAACCAGCTAATTTCACGCCTTAATGGAGGATCGTTCATGCAAACAATTCTCCAGAGGGATTTTAGAGGCGGAGAGCTGGCACCTGAATTTTGGGGTTCATCTGATCTAAAACAATACGGGACAGCTTTAAAGACGGTAAGGAATTTCAAGATTAACCGGGCCGGAAAACTCGTCAGGGCTCCTGGTTCTATTATTGTAAAAAACGTCATTACCTTTCCTGGAGGCCAAAAAAGCCCAAGAATTATTCCGTTTATTCTCGATGCGACAGAGGGATATGACCTTGTTTTTGAAAACGGAAGGATTTGGTTTATTCAGGATGGCGAGTATGTATCGCCAAACCCATCCGATTGGTCGGCTCTGACAAACTACACAGCCGGGCAAACTGTTACACAATTACCCGGAAATACTTATGTTGCGATTCAAAATGTTCAGGCCGGTATTTCAACTTCTAATACGGCATATTGGTTTATGATTACAAATGGGATATATGGCCTACCGAGCCCATATCTGATTGCCGATTTGCAGGATATCCAATACAAGCAATGCAATGCCGTTCTTTATCTGGTTCATCCAAAGTATCCACCACAACAACTTACGTTCACAGTTGATCCTATTTCGGGTGACTACTATTTTCAAATGATGAACGTTCCTTTCGTCCCAACTCAACAGCCAATGGCAAACAATATAGGCGCAATCAAGAGTACTACTGCTGCTCCTGGGACTTTAGAGTCAGATTATCTGGTTACAACCGTTAATAGCTTGACCGGAGAAGAAAGTTTTCCCGGGACAACCGGGGTAGTCGGAGTCGCCACAAATGTTCAAGGATGGCACGGGATTAAATTTAACACTGGAGATGGTCATTTAATTTTTAATGTTTCGAGTTCATCTGGTTTTGCACCCGGGCAATCGATTGTTACCAACAATTCCCCAAACGGATTTTCTTTGTTTGGAACTGTTTTTTCCGTTGGCGCTGGATATATTGATGTTTATTTCCCTGTTATGCCTCCGGGTCCTCCAGGCACGTATGCAGGCGGCGGAGGCGGAACTATTTCGGATGGAGGTTCATTTAATATATCTGGAATAACTTGGGCCAATCCATGCCAAGTAACTTTTTCAAATCCTACAAATTTACTCGCCGGGGATATTTTAAGTATTTCTGGGACTGGTGTTTCGCAGTTGGATGGAAAAATATTTTATGTCACTCCGATAACATCAACATCCACGACTCAATACACGCTTAACGGAATTGATTCAACTCATTTTAATGACACCGGAGTTTGGACGGGCGCTGGATCCGGGTTTCAATGTTGCGCGAAGGTTTTTAATCAAGGAACACTAACGCCTTCCGCTCCAAATACCATTAAATGGACAAACACCTCCACAAGCGGAAGTGGTAATTCGGTGTTTTTCAACGTATATGCAAAACTAAACGGGCGATTCGGATTCATTGGTTCTACATACGGGAATTCTTTTATTGATCCTGGAATACCTCCAGATTTAGACAAAGACCCGCCTTCTTACAATGCTTTATTCCAAACCGCAGATAATTATCCATCTGCGATAGAGATTTACCAACAACGCCTTATTCTCGGTGCCACAAATAATAATCCATTGGAACTTGACGCGAGCAGAAATGGATTTTTAAACAACTTCACGGATCGAATAAATATTCAAGCAGACGATGCGATTGTCAAACAAACTTTGTTCGCGGATACAGGGGCTAAAATAAAGCATTTTTACAATTTCGGGTTCTTGATCTGTTTTACCGATCAACATGAAATAGTTTTGAGGGGAGATAGCACTGGAACTTTGACTCCAGAGGAAATTAACGCAACGCCTCAGATGTTCAATGGGGCTTCAAGTTTAAGGCCGCTGAGAGCCAACAAGAGCCTTATTTTTGTTCAAGCCAACTCAAGCATAATTCGCGATCTACAGGTAACGATTACGCCTTACGGGATGACTTACATTGCGGAATCTTCTGAGTTGACGCTTCTATCCAAGCATTTGGTGGAAGGTTATTCAATCGTGGATTGGGATTATCAAAAGATTTACGACAGCATGATTTGGGCCGTAAGGAACGATGGGATAATGATTTCCACCCCTTATAGCATGGAACAGGGCATTAACTCGGCGTGGTTTAGGCGCGACACCAATGGGCTTTACGGAAGCATCGGTTGTGTCCCGGAAGATTTGGAACAATCTGTTTATGTTTCTGTCCAAAGAAAACTTCAATCCCAAGGAAATGTTTGGCTGATAGAAAGATTTTCAAGCGACAAATGGACGGATATCAGGGACGCGAATTATTTAGATGGGGCCGTAATGTTTGACGGAAGAAACACAACAGATATAACGATGACCTTATCGCTTGGAACTTCTACGCTTTGGGACGGGTCACAAGAGCTTACATTAACCGCAAGTAATGATTATTTCACGAATGCAATGATTGGAGAATGGATATTCTTGACTGGAACCGATGGATATTCCGTACATACGAAGATCCAAAGTGTAACAAGCACTACGGTTGCGATAGTGACGACAAATAAAACAATTCCAGATGGCGTTAATTTTTATCAAACCGATGGAACTGTCAATGCAAACATGAGGGGAGTTTCCTTAACGACATGGGGTTTGGCGATACAAAATTTATCCGGGTTGTCTCCTTATTCTTCGCCCGTTGCCATAGTCGGAGATGGGATGGTACAAGCCAATCCATTGAATCTGCACAAGGATGAAATTGAATATTTTGTTGGCCTCACCGGATGTCTTACAATTCCAAGACCGGCGGTTGTTATTTATGTTGGCCTTCCATACTTTTCGGATTTGGAAACCCTGGATTTCGATGATCCAAAGGGTGATTCCCTTATCAATAAAAAGACACACCTAAAACAAGCGGTCTGTATGGTAACATCAACCCAAGGATATTGGGTTGGTACTGAAAATCCCGACACTAATAAACAGTCTCCACAGAATTTGCCAGGGCCAACCCAGTCCCCAAATTACACGTTTGGGCTTATCGAATCCAAGGTAAGGGACTCCGCTGGGTATGATTCCGCCTCGGATTTAGTCACGGGAAGAATTGTCACCGATTTTGCTGGAGAATGGGGATATGGTTCAAAGTTGTTTATCAGGTGTGTTGATCCAATACCATGTAATTTTTCGGCCATCGGCTTTGCAGTCGATATGCCGAGCATAGGAAAATAAGATGCTCGATCCAGGGACGCAGGATGTAAACAATTTATGGCAATCAACCTTGACAGATGCCATGAACGTTCAATTACAAAATCCTAATCTATGGACTCCTGTTTCTGAACAGATTGACAAATCAAATCCTCAACAACCATTCTCAGGCGATATGATGCTTAAAGGAGCAGGCGATCTTTTGCAAGGAATAGTAGGAGGAACATCCGATATTATTCAGGGACAGGCAACCGGCATTGAAGACGCTTTTAAAGCAAACCAGGCTGGTTTTAATTCACAAGAAGCTGGTTTAAACGCCACCGAGTTATGGAATAAGGAGTTATTCCAAGAAGGTCAACTTTCCGAGAAGGGTGCACAGATGATTGGCGGGGAAAGAGCCGCCGAAGCCGCTCAGGGAATGAATGTAAGAAGCGCGGCCTCTACCTCGATCACAAATGAAACTGCGAATATTACAGCAAAGGATGTTTTTACTTTAAGGAATAACGCCTTTATGAAGGCGTTTGGATATGAGGCCGAGGGTATGGAACAGGCTACAGAATCCAATCTCGAAACAATAGCAGGAAAGAATGCCCAAACCTCCGGTCTTTGGGGAGGAATTACTAAATTCATTGGAAGCGGATTAAAGGCCGCTGGCGAGGCAGGGATAGACTAATGGCAATGAGAACACCCGTTGTTGAAAATCCGATCAAGGCACCCGAAGTATCCCCGGAAGTTGAACCTGTACGATTCGGATTGAAGATACCAGAGGGAGCAACCGGAGGCGAAATTGCGAAAACCGTTGGCCGTGGCGCTGAAGAAATCAACCAAGGATTACACGAAGCCTTGGCAGATTGGGAAAAACAAGCAGAGTTCACGGTTCAAAATAAGTACGAGACTCAGCTTTCCAATATCAAATCGAGGGTATTTGAAACGGCCAAAGTATCGGTTGGGACGGATGCATTTGGAACCGTTAAACCTGCAATGGATCAATGGAATAAACAAATCAAGGAGATCGGGTCGGAGGAAGGAAACCCGCGCGTTGCGGACGCTTTAAACCAATTGAAAATGAAGTACGGGAAGGAGTTGACGGACTCGCTCCAACAACACGTTGCCGAAAACATACCAAAAGCCTATGCGGAACATCAAACGGCGTTGATCCAGCAAAAGGTAACGGAAGCAAGAACCGATTTCAACAACCCAGACGCAATGAATAACATCCAGAATGATTTAAAAAGGATTGTTGACGGCCACGCGGAAGTTACCCACATGAACGAGACGCAAAAGAATGACTATGCTCAAAATGTCCAAGGACTTTTAACCGCCCAGGTTGTGGATGCAATGGGAAAAGGAAATCAAGCCGTTGAAGCGCAAAAAGTCATTGAGGACGCCAGAAAAAATGGGTTGATAAAAGAAAAAAATGCCGATCTCCTAAATAAACGAAATGAGCCAAGTGTCGTACTACAACTCGCAACCGATGACTGGAAAAAAAATATAATGGGAAACAAAGAATATATAATGCCAAACGGGACTATAAACAAAGAGAAGGTTGAATCATATCTTCTTGATAAATATAGCGATAAAACAGACCGTTCCTTTGCCATCCAGCGTGACGTTAAAACCCTAATGCAAAATTTCAACCAAGCCCATTTGCAAGGAAAAAAGAACGACGACGACCTTTATTACAATTTTTTCTTGCAACAAAAAGCGTTGAGGGACAAAGGAGATCAAACGGCGTTGAGTTTTGAGAAAACAATCCAGATGCGTAATGATCCGCGTTTTGGAAAAAGTGATGAGGTCGATTGGGAAAGAAGGCGTGTTCATGTGGTGGGGCTTGAGAACCCAATTGGAACAAAGCCGGATATATATGTCAGATTGCATCAGGGAATGCTTGACGGGACAACCACCAGGGAAATGATAACCCAAGTTGTTTCTTCCGGTGATCTTGGAGCAAAAGACGCAATGAAACTGGATACCGAATTAACAAAAAACCAGCTTAGCAAAAATGCCTCCATCAAATCCGCGTGGGCTCAAATAACAAACGAAACAAAAAATTATTACGGCACTGACACCGGAGGATATAACGACTTTATGTACAATCTTCAGCAGGAATGTCCTCCAAATGAAAATGCGAATGACCTGAAAGTCAGATATAAAGAGGCGACAAACGACAGGGCTACCGGAGGATTTTTTTCTAGGGCATTTGCTCCAAAGCCCGAATCATCCGTTGAAGCCGAACAATTCAAAACACAAATAGGGCAAGAAGGATTCGAGAAACTCGGGGAAGAACTTAAAAACAAGGGTAAAGATATACTCGTCTATAAAAAAGAAATGGAAACAAAATATGGCGATTCAAACTTATTTGAGCAAGGAAAACCCGGATGGGAAGCCATAGATTCCATAAGGCGTGTAAATCAATTGCCTCAATTTCAGCCTCCCCATGAATTACATTTTACGCCGTCTAACATTGATTGGATTTTGAACAAATCCAAAAACGGTGTTTGGAATCCGCAATAATGGAAAATGATTTACCTCCCGACATAGGCCACCAAGCTTCTGACCTTCCGCCTGATAGGGGTTCAAATGCTTCCGATCTTCCGCCTGATAGGGGAGATTCCGTTTATCAATCTTATTTAACATCAAAGCAAATACAACCCGATAAGGCCGCTCAAATAGTTAAACTGGCGGATCAATCAGGCCAAGAACCTGCACACGTAGAGCAACACCTAGAACAATACCAGGCTGCCTCCGATACGTTACCACCGGATCATTTCGATGCAATGAAGGACACCCACCCGAATACTTATCAAACTCTTTCCGACCCCAAAGTAATGGCCCAGGCATCCGATACCGAAAGCATAAAAGGGGCGCAGAAATTAGAAGAACATGTCCAAAAATTCAACGTCATAAATACCTTGTCGGATGTTTATAAAACAGTTTCAGATCCCGAATTATGGCTAAGGGAGCTTCCCGATTATGTGGCAGGTTCGGTTTCCGGAAACGAAGAACTACAAGGAATGTTGCGCTGGAGCAATGAATTAACTTCATCCATTCTTTCGGTCCCTGGACTTATAAATCAAGATTGGAACAAAAATGGTGCCGAAGAATGGTTCAATAAAAATGTATTGGCTCAAACACCAAACCCCCAAAGTTTTGCTGGAAAATTAGGAGAAGCAGTTCTTCCAACGGTTGGCGCTTTAAGCTTGGGAGCCACAGGGCAATTATCTAAAATTCCTAAACTTTTCGCGGGACAGGAGTTTCTTGAAAGCCACCAACAAGCTTTAAATCAAGGCGCAAATCAAGCGCAGGCATTCACATCGTCTTCCGTAAAAGCCGGGCTAACTTATTTGCTTACAAATGCTTCAACTGAATATTTAACCGAGCAAGCTCATAAAATGATCGAAAAGGTGGGATTAAATGCCACAAAACAGCTTATGTCAAGAATTGGAATAAAACTTGGATTCCCTATGCTGTTTATGGGAGGAATAGGCGCAACCCAAAGATGGGGTAATGCTTTTGCCGATACGGTAACAGGAATTAATCCCAATGCTTTGAGAACCGTTGGAAAGGATATTTTAAACGGTGTTCCTTTCGACATGACTTTAGGCGCATTGCTTAGTCTTCCGGCAGTTGGGGCGGTTGCAACGGGCGGAGTCAGAGGCGGTCCTGGATTGGAGACGGCTCCAATCAAACCCGAGTTTGAAAAAGAGACAAATGAAAACGAGAAGGCTTTTATCAAGGAAATGGGTAGCAAGTCGCAAGATATTCCTGCATTTAAAAGAAACGCTGATGTTATTGGAGAATTCATAAAATCAAACGTGAAGGATACACCTCATGCTAATGTTTATGTTTCGGCAAAAGCATGGAATGAGTTTCATCAAAACCAGGGAATCAATCCTGAAGAAGCGGCCAAAACCGTTGGGGCCGAAGGATATGAAGAATCGAAAATCAGGCCAGAAACAGCAAACCTGAAAATCTCAATGGAGAACTGGGTAAAGCATATTTCAGGAAAACCCATTGAAGAAGCCCTGATGAATGACGTAAAGCTTTCCGAGAGCGTAAAAACAACTAATGAAATATCGAATGAACCTAATCCAGAAAAAGAGCACGAGCAACCGAAGGGCAACAAGATCATCGAGGGAGCAAAAAATATAATCAATTCTATAAAGGGAAAAATTTTCCCAGGCGAGAAAGAAATTACAAAATCTCCAGAGGAACAGAAGGCAACCGAAATAACGGAATCGGTGCAAAAAGAACTTGGGTTTTCACACGAACCCATTAAAGGGCTTCCGGATACTTTCAACAAGGAAATAGAGAACGCAAAATCGAAGGCGACAAATAAGGTTGAAAAAGATTTGGTCAAGGAACAAGAAAAAGAAAAGTCTCCTGATATCCAAAAAGAATATTTAGAAAAACAATCAAGACTTACTGAATTTGCCGAAAGGAAAATGGAACACGATAGGCGTGTCATAGCTTTAAATAATTTTGAAAAACTTTCCATAGATGCGAAGAAATACGCCGGAATGATCTTAAATGATTCGATTGTCCCGCCCCATGTCAGGGATGCTTTTGAGATCGAAACCCAACAAGGAAAGTTTGTTGACCAAAAAGATTTGGCTAAACAGATCATGGATTTTGACAAGAAAAAAGAAATAAATGACTTAGTTGAAAATCAAATGACTCCAATGCAAATGAGACTTCAAAGGTTTGCCTATGAAGCCCAACACGAAAAAGATTCCATTAAGGCCTTGGCGCTTGAGGGCTCTTACTTAAAACAAATGGCATTAAAGAACCCTGTATTGGCAAGCCCTAAAGAAACGATCAAAAGCGAGATGGAAAAAACAGTAGGAAAAATAATCCCGGAAGCTCCGTCAAAAGAGGCCGTCGAAGAATTAAAACGCCAACTTAAGGTTGAAGCCGAAATAAAGACTTCCAAAATGATTTATGACGCAGACCAAACTTTAAAATCTAAATCTTACAAGGAATCAACGAAGGCCGGACTTTATTACACAGCCGAAAGGAAAGCGTGGCTGGCCTCAAAGATGGCCGGCAAAGACCTACAGGCCGCTTGGAAGGCAAAGGATGAACAGGCTTTAAACGCAACCCTCGCTCATAGAGCCGAAATCAACAAAACCGATGTAGCTAAATTTGAAAAAGTGGTTAAAAAATACGCAGGGCGAGGAAATGATTTAATGGGATTGCCCGTGGGACACGCGAGAACTCTCGATACCATTCTTGAAGGTATGGGAATCAAACCAAAATCAAGTGATGCAACAAACATTAATTTGGCGCGCAAGTTAAAATACGATAAGGTAATGGGTTATACGGATTCGGAAATCACAGACAGAACCGGAATTGTTCCAAACGCAAAAGGACCTTGGACCAGGGAAACGATAGATCAATTTGTCTCTAGGATTGCGCCGGGCGAAAGAAATCTACAAACCATAATCACACCCGACATCATTTCCGCGATGAAGAAACCGAAAGACCAGTTGACACTAAATGAGGCGATAGGCATTCGAGATTCAATGCTGGCAATCGCCAAGGACGGAATAGGAAAAACATTCGGAACCAAGAATGAATACAAAGAAGGTTTAAAAACAGAGGGGTTAAGACTTGTCGCTCAATTGGAAAAACAATTTGGGAACCGATACAAGGACCAAAACGAAAGAAGATTCCCGGATAATGCGGAGATTAAAGAGGGCGATAACAAGGCGGTAATAGCCGCTAAGTTAGCCTTAAAAAACGCCAAGAAACTTTTTGACATGGGATGCCAGTTTGGGGATGAATTGGCATGGCAACTGTCCGTCGCCCGTCTAGTTGATGGAGGGGAAGATGGCCCTTATCACCAAAACATTTATCGCGTCCTTTCACACGCGGAGGACAACTTCACGAAAAATCACGGGGATATGATTCAAAAACTTTTGGACATAACCAAAAAGCATTATGTAGAAGGCGAACTTTCAAAAATGCTATATGCCAGGATGCATCATTTTGATTTCGGAGGAAAAGAAGGGCTTGATTTATCGCACGAACAATGCAGGAATTTCGCTTTCAACATGGGCAATGAATCCAATGAGAGGCGTGTTTTAAATGGATATAAAATTACCAGGGAACAAGCCGATAAAATCCTGGATGTTCTCGACAAGAAAGACCTGGATTATTGCCAAGACGTTGGAAACCTGATTGAAGAAAAGTGGCCTGATATTGTTGATCTTGAGCAAAATGCCAGAGGCATAACCCCCGAGGAAATACAAAGACGACCTTTGGTAACAAAGCATGGAGTTTACGATGGATGGTATTACCCAGCCGAATACGACCACAAACTAACCACCTGGAAAGAAGAAATAAAAGATACGATTAATTCATTTAGGACTTTTAACGCAAGCAAAGCCTACACAAATAGGGATTTTGCAAAGAACAGGGTTTATACAACCGATAAACCATTACGGCTGGACAGCCAAGTTTTGTTCGGGCATATAGAGGAAGTTGAGAGGGATTTGGCTTATCGTGAACCGTTGATTGATATTCAGCGTTTTATTGCCCAACCCGAAGTAAGAAAAGGGATCGAGGATAATCTTGGAAAAAACTCAACTACAAATCTAAGGGATTGGATTTCATATATCGCCTATCCCAAAAGGACGGAGGGGGCGGTTGAGACGAAGATATTAAACCCTGTCTATAAAACTTTTCTTTTAAAAGACGTTGCTTTCCGGCCAATGATGGCGGCTCTAAAAGGTGCAAGTGATATGGGGAGCGGAATGAAAGAAGACGGAATTCAAGGATACTTGAATCACCAAGGAAAATTTATAGGCGATGCCATCAAGTCGGGAGGATTCAATATTTATGGCGGAACAAATCCCATTATCGACAAAATCAACAATTTGTCTTCGATGATGAAAAACCGATCTACCGGCTTTGATGTTGATCCCTCCAACTTAAAAGAGCTTTATACAAATAGCTATTTTGACAAGGCGAACCGTTATGCCTTCTCTCCTGAAATGATTGCGGACAGGGTGAACGCTTATGCTGATTGGTGGGGAAAATACAACGAGTCAATGAAAAAATATAATGGCGATGAACAAAAATCCATAGATGTTGCCAATGAAATGGTAAAGACAAATTACGGTACTGGTTCTCACTTGGAAAGAACTTGGGTTCAAAGGGGGGCAGTGGGTAAAACATTTTCACCGGCCTATTCATTCATGGGGATGGTTTATCAAAAACTGTGGTCAACAAAGCAATTGGCTGGTTTGGAATACAACAAGGGGAATGTTTTGATCGCAACCCAGATTATTAGTTCAGCGGTAATGTATTTGGCTTACCAGTCGGCTACCGAGCATGTTGTAAGGGCTCTGTTCAAGAACACCGCAGAAAACCTAAAATATAGGCTAAGCAATGCAAAAGAATGGGGCAAGGATATTGCCAGGGTTAGTGTTGGATCCATTCCAATGTTGGGTAATATCGCAGAATATGAGTATGACAGACACGTCCTTCATAAGCCCTGGGAATACCATGCGTCTATTGTTGACGGTGTTTACCAATGGTTTAGCCAGGGTGCTGGAGCCATTCCTGGAGCCGCAAAAGACTTTAAAAGATTTGCCGAAACAGGCCATTTCCACATGAATGAAAAGGATTTAAGGGACCTATCCCAAACTACGCAAATGATAGCCCACAATCCTGAAATTCTTAATCTTTGGCTAGAAACACTTCTTTATCATCGCGGAGCTTTAAGATGGCAGGATTTTACGGGATTCAGGCCCAGAAATGAAATACAATGACAATTGAAAATCATTTTCAATTAGGTAGAATAAGACTATGACCATTCCATCGACCAGCATAAGGGCTGATTACACTTCCACGGGCGTGAACATACCCCACACGTTTTCTTTTTGTGTATTTGACATAACAAAACTAGAAGTGATTGTCACCGATCTTTCTTGGAACGATACGATCCAATCAAGCACGGCCTATTCGGTTGTAGGGATTAAGGCGGCAACGGATTACACAGAGGGCGGAACCTTAACATTCGTGACCGAGCCAACATCCGGTTATCACATTGCAATCATATCCAATGAGGATGGAACCCAAAATACTTCGATAAAAAATAACTCTGAATATTATGCAGTTCTTCACGAAAATGAATTTGATAAGCTGGCAATCAAAGACCTCCAAGCCCAAGAACAGTTGGACAAGGCTATGAGGGCTCCTGATAGCGAACCTGCCGGAACAGCAAATCTTACGCTTCCAGCCATACCAATCAGAAAACTAAGTTATCCATATTTTGACGTAAATGGAAATCTTACAATGATGCCAGGGGTGTTTTCTCCTGTAATCCAAGAATTTTTTACATTCACGACAATAACAGAGATTGTTGAGTTTTTGGGTACACAAACAATTACTGACTGGATTTATTTCATACCTACCTTTTGTCCCGGATGGAACATAAGAGGAATAGACGCGAAAGCATATTGGAGAAGGGTTGGAAACACGCTAGAAGTAAGAATGCAAGTTATCAACGCGGGAGGCGTAACAGCAACAGACAACCTATATATCATACTTCCGAACGGCTTATCCGCAGATTTATCAAATGTCCCACTTACCTATGTCGGAGATGTATCGCTAATGGGCAAAGGAACGCT